GCCAATTCAAAGTGTCGACTCAAAACGAGTACATGTCCGCTACACAGAAGAAGGCGGAAGTGATAAAGATGGCGTTATAGAACTTCGAAGAGGCGTTAAAGATCTTGACCTGGGCAGATCTCAATATGCTCAAGTTAGAATTGGTGTTGATGGAACGCACTTTCTAAAAGGCATGGCTATCTATAGTGATAAAATGCCTGATGGTGCTGATATCGTGTTTAACACAAATAAGCATGATACTGGTAATAAACTAGATGCCATGAAGAAAATGAAAAACGATCCTGATAATCCATTTGGCTCCACAATCAAACGTGAAGTTAATGAGTTTGGGCAAATTGTCTCTGCACAAAGAGGCGCCTTAAACGTTGTTAACGAAGAAGGCGATTGGGAACGTTGGTCTAAGACCATATCATCTCAAGTCCTTTCTAAGCAGACAGTTCCTCTTGCTAAAGCTCAATTAAATTTAGCATTAGGTCAAAAGAAAGAGGAATATGACGAGATTATGTCATTGACAAATCCCGTTGTTAAAAAGCAACTTCTTTTAGCGTTTGCTGATGATTGCGATTCTTCTGCTGTTCATTTAAAAGCGGCCGGCTTACCTAGACAAGCCAATAAAATAATTCTTCCAATTCCCGACCTTAAAGAAAATGAAGTTTATGCGCCAACATTTAACAATGGTGAAACTTTAGTTCTTATTCGGCATCCCCATGGGGGAACATTTGAAATACCTCAACTTACAGTAAATAATAAATCCAAATCGGCAAAAGCCGTTATGGAAAACGCACCAGATGCCATAGGAATTCATCCAAATGTCGCTAAAAAGCTTTCTGGTGCAGACTTTGACGGCGATACAGTTATTGCTATTCCAAATAACAAAGGTCTAATAAAGACCTCTGCCTCATTAAAGGGTCTTGAAAACTTTGATCCTAAAGAATCTTATGGTCCATATGATGGCATGAGAACCATTGATGGCGGAACCTATAATGCTAAAACTAAAGATGTTGATTTTGGGGGCAAAAAGCCTAGATCTCAAACCAAGCAGACAAAGATGGGCGAAGTCTCAAACCTCATTACAGACATGACTATTAAAGGTGCAAATGTGGATGAGATCGCTCGAGCAGTTAAGCATTCTATGGTTGTCATTGATTCCGAGAAACATCATCTAGATTACAAAAAGTCTTATGAAGAGAATGGTATATCTTCCCTTAGTGAAAAGTATCAAAGAAGTAGTCGTGGTGGAGCGTCTACTTTAGTGTCACAAGCCTCTTCTGAGAAAAGGGTTCTAGATCGTAAAGCAAGAAGTTCAAAAGATGGAGGGCCATTTGACCCTACTACTGGCGTTAAATTATACACTAACACAGGAGAGTCTTATGTTAATGGCAAAGGAAAGACCATCATAAAAACAACATCGACAAGTAAGATGGCTGATACTGAAGATGCCTTTACCCTGTCATCAGGACGCCCTATTGAAGAAGTGTATGCTGGTTATGCTAATGATCTAAAAGGTCTTGGCAATGCTTCTAGAAAGAACGCCCTATCAATAATTCCGACTCCTTATAGTCCATCTTCAAAGACTGCTTATGCAACAGAAGTAGCATCACTTAATGCTGGTCTAGACCTTGCTCTCAGAAACAAGCCAATAGAGAGACAAGCACAGATCCTTGCTAACTCTATTGTAACAAGGAAAAAGCAGGCTAATCCAGACATGGATCAAGATGATCTTAAAAAGATTCGTAATCAAGCCCTTGCAGAGGCTCGTGTTAGAACAGGCGCTAAGAAGGCACAAGTAAGTATAAGTGATAATGAATGGGCAGCAATACAGGCTGGTGCTATTAGTCCTTCTAAACTAACACAAATCTTACAGAACACTGATCTTAATAGAATCAAAGCCCTTGCAACACCACGTTCTAAAACGTTAATGACACCATCTAAGATAGAACGAGCACGCTTAATGATTAACTCTGGCTACACTAGAGCAGAAGTTGCTGAGCACTTAGGCGTATCAACATCTCTCCTATCAGATGTATTGAAGTGAGGAAAGGATCAAGTATGAATGATACAATGTTAACAACAATAGATAATCCCTTTGATCCTTTTACCCAATTCGACGAATGGAAAAGGTTTGATGAGGACCATGGATACTACACTTGTGCATACTTAGCAAGGATTGCCAAGACAAGTGATGAGTTATCAGAGACAGATGAAGCTATCGCCATCAATCAAGCGATCGATGAGATCATAAATCTAAACATCTTAGGTATCTATAGAAAGGTTGTGGCATAGGGGAGGGGTCCCGCAAAACAGACCCCCCTCCCACATCGCCAATTCGGTAAAAAAAGCTCCGGGGGCATATTTTAGGGGTGGCTCAGATGCGGCAGGGCGGCATAGATCTATTGCCCGGAGGTGGTGAGCCGGGCCTCCTTTCAAGGTCGCTTAAGCCGCATCTTATCGACCCCTAAAGTATACCCAAACTACTGCAAAAGGAGGTCTTAACTATTGAGATCCATAGACGAACCAGAACGAAACACCCCAAGAAGAAGACCTCCGGCCACAACCCCCGAAGCGAGAGAAAATCAGTTAATTGATTTAGCCATAGGTCTTGTCGAAAAACGACTAATTAAGGGCACGGCCTCCTCCCAAGAGGTCACACACTTTTTAAAACTCGGGTCCACCAAAGATCGACTTGAGAAAGAGATTCTTGAGAAGCAGAAAGATCTGATTACGGCAAAGACTGAGTCAATCCAATCGGCCAAACGCATTGAAGAACTATACAAGGACGCTATGAAGGCGTTTAGCACTTACTCTGGAAATCGAAGAGGCGACGAAGATGATTAAAACCTACAGAGAACTTCATAGCCTTCGATCTTTTGAAGATAGGTTTGAGTACCTCAAGATTGGGGGCATCGTTGGTCGAGAAACTTTTGGTTTTGAACGTTATCTCAATCAGGAATTCTACCGGTCAAGAGAATGGAAACAATGTCGCAATAATATTATTGTTCGTGACAACGGGTGTGACCTTGCAATTCCTGGTCGAGAAGTCTTTGGCCGACTCATTATCCATCACATCAATCCAATTACAATTGACGACATTGAACTTGGCAGAGACTCCATCTTCAATCCCGACAATCTGATATGCACATCTCACAACACAAGTAACGCCATTCATTACGGAGATGCTTCGCTACTTATCACACTTCCAAAAGAACGCCGGAAAGGGGATACCCAGTTATGGAAAGCATATTAACTACAACCAAAAAACTTCTCGGCATCGAAGAGGAAGATACGAGTTTTGACAAAGATTTAATCATCTTTATAAACTCGGTATTGTTCAATCTTAATCAACTTGCAATTGGCCCAGCAGAAGGATTTGCAATTGCCGATAAGGCCGACACGTGGGCAGATTTTATCGGGACAAGAAAAGATCTAGAGGCAGTCAAGTCATATACATATCTTAAGGCTCGCTTAACCTTTGATCCGCCGCAATCTGGTTTTCTGGTTGATGCCATTAACAAACAGATAACCGAACTTGAATGGAGACTAAACGTCCAAGCTGAAGGAGGCATCTAAAATGTCCGATCAACACAAATTCTACCTTATTGACAACGAGAACATTGGAGCGTATATCCTTGATAAAACCGCAGACAGTAAATTGGTCGTAATCGACCGTAAAGTCAACCCTCCGCAAGTAGCGACTTTTGACCTTGGCGAGAACGGAGATGTTAAGCAATCAATTAGCCAATTGAATGCGCTAAAGCTCTCACCGGTCGGCTTTAGGGACACCAGCCCTTTACAAAACGGCAGAAGCAGCACAAACCAAACGGGTACAACACGTTACCGATTAAATCAGCAAATTAATTGCCAAGATTTAGTTTTGGTTTACGCGAATTATTATGCAGTAACAGACCATCCAGTTGCAAATACTAACTCGATAAGTGTGAAAGCTTCAATCGAGATCAACGGCACATTATTCCCTGTGTTTTTTAGCGGAAAGAGAACGGTTACAATCGAGGGTGGAGGCGCTATAGCGTCTGATCCTGTTGGCGTTATTATCAACACAACAGATACCGTATATGTAAGAACATATTTTGACGCTGGAGCTAGCGGATATATTCCTCAGAATGCCGCGTTTATAACCTACGCAAAAATATCAGCGTCAGACGGCGCAACATACGGCTCTGATTTAACGGACAGCGGTTCAGTGACAGATAAGGCTTCGGGTATGGGTTTTGCTCCAAGGGCAGTAGTTGCGCTGTCAAAAGGTATTATTAAAGCAGTTTTGCTTGTCGGTGACAGTA